TGGGGACAGGATGAGTGAAGCAACAATGGAAATCAGGTACCAAGAATACGATGGTGATTGGTCGATTAAAACGTATGCAATTGATGACGATGGGGCTATACGTTCCACAACCAAGACGCTCGATTCAACCGTCGGCAAGGTAGGCAAGTACCCGCCTTGGCTCAAGAAGATTGTGGACGTAGCCCGTGTAGGCGGGCATCTAAAGCAAATGGACCAAGGCCCGCCCGATGCAATCCTTTGGTTCAGAGTAGACAAGGACCTTAACTTACTGGAGATTACTTTCCCATGAACTATGACAACTTAACCAACGAGGAGCTTCTTAAGGAAGTTTACCTAATGCAGCACAAGGACAGACTACTGACCCTTGTGTGTGAACGCCTTGAGATGGCGATACGTGAGGCGGAGGAAGGCGGCGAGAGCCGCACTGAAGCCCTTGAACAACATGTTGAACATCTTGAGGACACGGTTAGCGAACTCAACAACCAACTCGCTGACCAAGACGACGAGCTCTATGACCTGCGCAAACGTGTTAGTGAACTTGAAACCCAACTTGATGCTGGAGACTATTGAAATGATTTCTGTACTCGGACAAAAACTGCAAGATGCAATCGAAGCCGCTGCAGCCCGCGAGGCTATGGAGGCTTGGGAACAAACTACTCAACCAACTGAACCTATGACTACACCAAACATTACCGTATCGGAAGCTACCTTCAACGCCGTCCGTGATAACCCCGGCCAAACCAAAATGCAGATTGCTTTAAAGATGGCAGCGCTTGGATACAAAAAAGATACCGCCACTTCTATGGTTAACATCATGCTGCGCTACGGCATCATCCGTGAAGAAAACGGGGTGCTGTTTGCTGTGGGCGACAAGTACAGAAGCCGAGTGGATTTCAACCGTGGGCTGTCTAAAAAGCGTAAGGTTACGAAGAAGGGAGAGGAGCGTAAAGAAATCCGCTTGATTCGCCGACCAGCACCCGCAGAGGAAGCCCCCGTAAAAGCCTCTGACCCCATCAACAGCCCTGCCTACTACAAGGTAGGCGGCATCGAGACCATTGATTTCATCCAAGCCAAGCTTACTCCGGAGGAGTTCAAAGGCTATCTGCTGGGCAACGTGCTGAAGTATGCAAGCCGGGCAGGGCACAAGGATAATGCTGTGCAAGATGCTGGCAAGCTGGCATGGTATGCAAACAAACTCGCGGGGCTGGCATGAGCATCATTAAAGACTTCTTTGCGCTGGTAGGGGCGGTGGCCGTGGCCATGTTCCTTTTGGGATACACCTACGCACAGATTCCACTGGTGTCCAAGACCTGTACACCGTCCTTTATTGATCGGATGTTGAAATGACCGAACTCAAGGAATTGACTAAAAGGCATCCGCTAATCACTCGTGGCGAGACCGTGCGAAACCATATGCAGATAGGAAGCATTGAGTTAAAGCTGGAAGTTGCAAGGCGCGAGGGGTACAAGATTCGGAAGTCTCAAACGAGATACCACAAAGTCGTAGATGGCGTTGTGGTTACGGTAGTGGATGAGAGCAAACCTACCTACTACTTTTACGATGATGGCGGCGGCGGTAACTCCCCGCTCCCACTGCTGGATGCGTACCAAATTGCAATGGAATATTACTTAGCCAACAAGGAGTCGAAATGAAACTCTATAACGTACCGCGTAATACCAAAATCAAGCTGGGTGATGGGGTCGTTCTTTTGTTCCACCACATTGATGGGATGTACAGCGTGTGTACAGACGAAAACGGCGACATATATCACATCAGCGCCAGTGAGGAAGTCGAAATAGTAGGAGGTAAAGATGAAAGTAAATAAGCCACAAACGAAAAATGTAACATTAGCTTTACATAAAGCCCCTGATGCGCCATTAACAGTACCGCCGCCCAAGATGAGCCTGTGGGAACGCCCCGTGTACGTACCAGAGCAGGGCTATGTGCGGCGTGGTGCTGATGACTTCTTGCGTGTGCAGAGCAGGGGGTTGTGATGAAAGCTGACCACGTTATTGATTACGGGCAGCACGGGCTGGTAATAGATTCTGGGTACAGATTCTCTGTGCCGCCCAAACCCGTTGGCTACTGGGTACTGTACGCAGAAGTGAAGACGCAAACAAAATTTGCCATGTACCACAAGCCTACTAATTACCAAATCTTCAACACCGAGCACAAGCTGGGATGGAAGTGGGAGGACGCATGACTTGGCCTTTCCCACCATACCCGAGGCCGATGCCGACCAAAGCACCGCCGCTTAAACCTAACCCTGATAACTATGAGGACGCACCGTGGTAACTAAAGACGAAGCATTGAAGTTGGCGCTTGAGGCGTTGGAAGACAAACACTATCAAGAAGCGCACTATCTAATTGTGCAAGCCCTAGCACAGCCAGCGCAGGAGCCTGTGATGGGGACGCCCTTTGGTGGTATGAACAAGGATGATTGGAAAGACGTTGTATCTGCCATCTCCAAGGTGCGTGATTCACGAGGTATTTATTTAGCCTGTAGACCTGCTGACGTATTCCAAGACTGGTTCTTACTATACGGTACAGGCAAACTCAAGGAGAAGAACACATGAAAGCCGTTATTGAAGTGACGGACTGCCAAGATTGTCCTTTTGCAGGAGACCACCGTGGACACGGTGAATGCTGGACTGAGTGCCGTCACCCTCAACATAACCAAGGCCCATACGGAAACATACTTTGGGGTTGCCAAGAAAAGTTTAAGACCACCCCAAATTGGTGTCCACTCAAGGAGAAGAATTTTGACTAAAGACGAAACACTTAAAGCAATCATTGCGGGAGCCAAGGCAAACGGGTCTTGGGATAAAAAATACCCCGACGATGACAAGAAAGCACGGCCAGCGCAGGAGCCTGTGGCGTACTGCTACGTGCAAAAGAGTACAAGCGTTGACATCCTGACCTTTGATGCCGAGCCTGATGATGCAGTTACAGGCACACTGTTCCCACTTTATTACGCCCCACCCCAGCTCCCGTGGGTAGGGCTGACGCATCAACAAACCAAAGATTGCATGAACGCATGGGATGGCAAGGATGCGTACGTTTTGTGTCGCGCCATCGAAGCCAAGCTCAAGGAGGCCAACACATGACTGACTATGGATGGGCTATTGTGGAAAACATCGCGCTACTTGCTGCAATGTGTTTCCTTATTTGGTTCACTGGCTCGGGTTGGTGGGTATTAATGCTATTTTGGGCTAACTACAGAAAGAACACATGAACGAACGAGACATTGAACTTGCCAAGCAAGCAAAGCTCCCTGTTAATCATCCCGATTGGACAGATGCTGCGCTTAGGTTTGCTGCCGCCATCCGTGCCGATGAGCGCAAGCAGCTTGAAGCCGAACTACTGAAGCTGAAGGATGGCGTTGCCGCCAGCAGCGACTACATCCAAGGCCGTTGGGACTTGATCGGAGAGTTTCAAGACGTAATCCGAGCAAGGGGGAACACATGACCGACCAGTACCCTGTACCAAACCCTAAGCCCTGTCCGTTCTGCGGAGACAGCAATGTGATTGTTTGCCAAGGTGAAACCTACCGATGGAGGGTAGCCGTCTGTGAATCCTGCGGAGCGCAAGCGCCTGATGTGCGGCACGGCATCCTTGAGGGCCAGACGCGAGAGCAAGCCTATGCCGACTCCAACAAACGCGCCATTGAGGCGTGGAACGAACGAGCAAGGGGAGCCAGTGTATAGCTACAACAAGAAGGTGCGGCAGGCACTACGGGATACCCCTGATGGACTAACGGTGGCGCAGGTAGCGTCCTTAATTAACGCGTCAAACAAAACCATCAACCGACTGCTGCGCAACATGCCCGATGCCTACATAGACCGATGGCAACAGATCGGTATAAAAAATCACTTCGCTGCCGTATGGTGCGTTGTAGTTCCACCAGAAAATTGCCCTAAACCCAACTCAAAGGAATTTAAATGACTTCTAACGAACAACTAATCAATGACTGCGTGTCGCCCTTCACTACTACACAACGCCAGCGTTTGCAAGACCTGAGCAAAGTGCAGGAGAAAGGCAAGGACTACCCCGTGCAGCCCAACATGCAGTTAGAACAATACATCGAAACCTTACACGACATGTACCCTGAAAAGTTTCACAAGACTAGGGCCGACTTGGAGTCACGCGTGTTCTTTGATGAGCCTACATCACTTATCATGCATACCCGGTCGGTTCGCCCCCGAAGTCAATCACCTTATCGAGCAAACTAATGAAAAACGACATTCCAAACTTCGCCGCATGGAGCCACAGCAACCTAGCCCAGTTCGCCGAAGAGTCTTTTATACGCATGATGCAACAGCAGGACGCCATCGAGCAGTACCAGCGTGACCTCAAGGACGCAATGGCCGAGCTACGCAAGGCTGTGTGGGAGAGTAGTAAGTGACCCGAAATGAACTACTTGAAATAGCCAACACGGTTTACACCAATGGCGGTGCAACCGAAAGAGAGCTTGTGTTTGCCCAAACTGTGGCTCACGCCGCCGCCGCAGAGGAGCGTTCCCGTCTGGAGAAAGCGGTAAGAGAGCTAGCCCCATTGAAAGACCTCGCTCTACTGCAGGACAAACCCGCTGCGTTTTGGATTGAAGCCTTTGCAAAGATTGTTCGGGGGGAGACATGACACCCGAGGCCAAGGTCAAAGCCAAGATACATGCCGCGCTTAAGGCGCAGGGTGCGTATGCTGTGAACTACATCGGGGGCTTGCACGCTAACAACGGTACCCCTGACATCCTCGCTTGCCTTGATGGGAAGTTCATTGGCATCGAAGCCAAGGCGGGGAGCAACAAGCCTACCGACTTGCAACTGGTCAATCTCCGTAAGATTACGGAATCCGGTGGGCTTGCCTTAGTCATTAACGAAACTAACTTGGAGCTTTTGAATGACCTCCGAACCACCAAATCCAATTACCACATTTTTGTCCGCATACCAAAAGCCGATGACTCCGCAGGAGGAGCGCCGGTTAAAAGACGTACTACGCAAACGTGAAGCCTATGCCAAGAAAAAGCAACTCAACTGGGGAACCAACTATGACACCGACACCCGAACCCACGGAACTGGACTGCTCAGCCGGAGCCAAGATGATGATCGAGCGGATGAAGACCAACCCTGAAGACTTTGAAATTGGGGGTAAGCTGTACCGTGTATACGAGACCCATCGCATGTCAGTGCGAGATAAAAAAGCCGTGGGTGACGCCTATGGCGAATACATCGTAGAGCCCCAACTAATGGCCGCTGTACTGGTAGCGCTGACCGCACCGGAGGAGAGCGAGATGGAGATGATTAGAGCGTACAGCGCTGGCAGAGGCGGCGGTAAGAGCGCGTTTGGTACTACATCTATTGACACTCGGGCGCTGTATGGGAACCAAGTAGCACCCTTCTATGACCCCAACACACAGACCTACAACACCGCCACACAGCAACTCATTTCACACGAGATGATTGAGCAACAGCGAAGGCACCTAGCAGACCACAAACAAAAGATGCGGTATCTGCAGGAACAAAAGGAAAGAGCGGCTCAAGAGGAAAAGCTAAGCTGGCCCGAAAAAATTAAGGGGATGTTTTGAAACCTAACCTAGTAACCTGCGACCTAGAGACCTACTACTCGCAGACGTATTCGCTAACCAAGGTAACCACCGAGGAGTACATCCGCTCCCCGCAGTACGAGACCATCGGCATCTCGCTCAAGCTCAACGACAACCCAACCGTGTGGGTGCCGCAACCTAGGGTTGACAAAGTACTACGCCAAAACAAGTGGAGCGACAAGATGGTCATCTGCCAAAACACGGCATTTGACGGCGCTATCTTGAAGTGGCACTACGATGTTGACCCGCTGTTGTGGATTGACATCATGGGTATGTCCCGCGCTTTGTTTCCGCATGAGAAGTCGCACAGTCTTAAGGCTCAGGCTGAGCGCATGGGTGTGGGCGTCAAGGGCGACGAAGTGCTGAACGCACTGGGCAAACGGTACAAGGACTTCACGCCGGAGGAACTGTCACGATATGGCGAGTACTGCCGTAACGATACGGATTTGACCAAACTGTTGTTTGATAAGTACATGGCAATGGGTTTCCCTAAGGTCGAACTGAGACTGCTGGACCTGACGCTACGGATGTTCATTGACCCAGTGCTAATGCTGGACGAGCCCAAGCTGCGGGTACACCTGACCGAAGTGCAAGACCGCAAGCAAGCCCTGATGGAGTCGGTGCGCGACACAATGCTGGCAGAGGCAGACCCCGACTACGTGCATGCAATCTTCAGTGAGGGTATGGACGGCATCAAGAAGCTGCTCATGTCCAACGACAAGTTTGCCAAGCTACTGCGCTCGTTTAATGTAGAGCCGCCCACCAAGGTAAGCCCAACCACGGGTAAAATCGCCTATGCTTTCGCCAAGACCGACGAGGCATTCAAGGAGCTAGGTGAGCACGATGACGAACGTGTACAAGTACTTGTGGCGGCACGCTTGGGTAACAAGTCTACGCTTGAAGAGACGCGCACTCAGCGCTTTATTGAGATGTCCCGTAGGGGCGTTTTTCCTGTTCCTCTTCGTTATTATGGGGCCCACTCTGGTCGGTGGTCTGGACAGGATTCTGTTAACTTACAAAACCTAACTTCTAATCCACGCAACCCAAACGCTGGCAAGATCAAGAAGACCATCATGGCTCCGCTGGGGTACGTGGTGATTGACTGCGACTCTTCACAAATCGAAGCTAGAACTTTGGCTTGGCTGGCTGGCCAGCAGGACTTGCTAGACGCGTTCGAGGCCAAGCAGGACGTGTACAAGATCATGGCGTCCCGCATCTACAACAAGCCCGTTGAGGAAATCGTTGGTATCGAGCGACAGGTGGGCAAGGTCGTGATTCTCGGTGCCGGCTACGGTGTCGGGCATGCCAAGCTCAAGGTGTTCCTCAAGACGATTGCAGGGGTAGACGTAACCGAAGCAGGGGCTAAGCGCATCATTGACGTATACAGGGCGGCGTACCCCCGCATCCCTGAGTTGTGGCGCAAGGCAGACGATTCGCTACGTGCCTTGGCGATGGGCAATGGCCTGCAGGTGGACGCAGTGGGTATCGTGCACGCGGTACCTGACAAGGGGTTGAGCCTGCCCAATGGGCTACATATCCAGTACCCTGAGTTGGTTAAACTTGTAGGCCCCGATCACAAAAGTGAGTGGACGTACTGGTCCAAGGGCATGTCGGTCAAGGTGTACGGCGGGAAGGTGGTGGAGAACTTCTGCCAAGCTATCGCAAGGTGTGTCATTGCAGAACAAATGTTGCGTATTGGGAAACGATACAAGGTGGTGCTGACCGTGCATGACGCCATCGCCATCGTAGCCCGAGTAGAGGAGGCCGAGGAAGCGCGGGCGTACGTCGAGGAATGCATGCGCTGGAGGCCAACATGGGCGCAGGGTTTACCCTTGGCCTGTGAGTCGGGTATGGGTGCAAGTTATGGAGACTGCTAGAATGTAGTGTCCAAACAAACGAAAGACCTTCATGGCTCTTGCGCATTCATACTCGTCCGTCAAAGATTACGAGGGGTGCCCACGCAGGTACCATGAGGTTCGCATTCTTAAAAAATTCAAATCAAGCGACACAGAAGCTACGCTGTACGGCACTGCCGTACACAAAGCGTTCGAAGAGTACATTCGTGACAAAACTCCACTACCAGAAATCTACAAACAATTCCAACCTTTCGTCGAACCCCTTGCTACCGCCAGCGGTGAAATTAGATGTGAAGCAAAGATGGCCATCCGAGCTGACTTTAAACCGTGTACGTTTTTTGACCCAAACGTATGGTTCAGGGGCATACCGGACTATCTTGCCCTCAATCACGACAAAGGCGTAGCGCGTGTAGTTGACTACAAGACCGGCAAGTCCAGTCGATACGCAGACACCGCGCAACTCGAGCTAATGGCTGCAATGGTCATGATTCACTACCCAAGCATACACACCGTCAAAGGAGTCTTGCTGTTCGTTGTTGCTAAAGATATAGTTAAGGCCGAATTCACTCGTGCTGACCTTCCAACAATCCTGTCTAAATGGGCTGGCAGGGCTGATGCAATAGAGAAAGCTGTAGACATAGGGGTATGGAACCCCCGCAGTTCTGCGCTATGTAAGTTTTGCCCTGTATCTACCTGTGAGTACCATCGTGGCTAAATCAAGAAATTACGCGAGAGAAGAAAAGTACGAAGACTCTCCTGAGCAAGTTGCTAACCGTGTGGCTCGTAACCGAGCCCGCAGACAATACGAGAAGAAGCATGGTGACCTACCGCGCGATGTTGAGATTGACCACATCAAGCCCTTGAGCAAGGGTGGGTCCTCGACCAGTGCAGGCAACCTTAGGGCTGTCCCTGCATCGGCTAACCGCAGTTTTTCTCGCACCAAAACCGGTGCGTTGAAGTCGCAAATCTCCAAACGCGAAGCCAAAAAGTAGTGTAAGCTTACGGTGCCAAGCAGTTGGCATTGTGTTCTCCAAGTGGGTTTGGCCGGGTAGTTTAGCTACCCGGCTATTTTTCTATTTTTTCTATTCATTTTTATGC